CACCGATAGCTGCTTGCAAAACAGTAGTAGCACTAATCGCAAACTGCCCTTCGTACACGTTGTTGGGATCGTCATGCACCCAAGCAACGATGTTCGTGCAGCCAGCAGTACCGGGCCAGTTCTTCGACACATTGGGCTTGCCAGTTGGGTCGACGTACTCACATCCGGCAAAGACGCCAATGAGGTCGTTTGCGGCGGTGCCTACGGTGATACTGCCATTGGTGTCAAGAATGACGCCGTCGCCAAAGCCGATAGCCGTGGTGTAAGCAGGGAGAATTGCATAGGCTTTTGCACGCGACTGCCCTGATGGGTTATATCGCAATGCGAAGCCGTAAGGAGAGGCAACTAGGGCCATGATCTTTGTCCTTTAAGCTGAGAAGTGTGGAGTTTTGACTTTTCGCGCAAGGGCTTCGAAGCCTTCTACATCGCCCAAATCGCGTCCGTCACTGTCTGCGCCTGCTGGTTTAGCATTTGCTTTGAGCAACTCTTCTTCAGACATTGGAAGCTCGTGGTGCAGGTACATCATAATGTCCTGGTAGAGCACTTCCTCGATCTTAAACAGAAGCATCTCATTGCATGAAATGACACCATCAAACTCACCGCCGGATACATGCTCTGGAGTAAAACCCGCTAGCTCGCTTACCTTCACTGGTACATACCCTTTCTGCATCCGCCGATAAATTGGGTCAGATGAGTTCGTGGTAGATAGCCAGCAAAAATGCCAACCAGGTACTTTGGGCGGTGTTGGCAACACATCTTGAGTCCACTCATTACGCATCTGCTTACGACGCTCTTCGAGTGTGAGTGCGGTGCCGTCTTTATTGATGCGCTCTGCATCAGCTGAGCTCCGGTCTTCAGGGGCAGTAGACCTAACTAAGCGGTCATCGCTTACTTGATTGTCTGTTGTCTCATTCTTGGCCATTATCTAGCTCCTTCGTTCGTTTTGTCGTAGTCACGATATTGTTTGATCATCTTATTGCGCTCGATAGGGTCATCCCACACACCCATTTCTTTAAGCGCCTTTACACGCTCTGCGGATAACTTAAATACACCAGTACTCCGCTGCGTAGATGCCTCCTTACCGGAACTAGCAACAACGTTTCGAACGTTACGCTGTATATTATCACGTTTTTCACGGTGCGGTAAATATTTTTTCGTTCGGTTACTGAGCTCCCGCCAGTAGTCCTCTGTAGTGGGGTCCCAACCTTCTTCCGCAAGCGCTTGATCAATTGACAACACAACTCGTGAGTCTTGATCTTTACCGCGTGGGTCGTACCATGGGTTAGAGTCAGTCCATGACCTTGCATTGTTCGCAATACGCGGGTCTAGCGGTTGCGGTTGATTGCCTTTACTACGGAATACGTCCTCCAGGCGCGCTAACTCTTCAAACTTGCTTTTGGCAAGAATCATTTTCTCCGTGGCATTAGCTACTAGCGTGCCATTGCCAGACTCTGTGCCTACACGAATCTGATCTTTGAAGTGCGCGTAAGCTTCGGCCGCCTTTGTTTTTGAGTTTGAGATGTGCGCAAGTTCGCCGCTTGTATTTCGCTTTTCAATCTCGTCTAGGCGTTGGCTAAGCCGCGAAATAACTGCGTCCTTGGAGCTCAGTTCTCTACGCGTCTGCTCTTCTCGTTCGCGACGTCTAGCTTTTTGCTCTAGACGTTCTTGGCGGCGGCGTTCTCTGATGGCTGCGCGGTCATCATCGGTAGCATCAGAGTTGTCAGGAGCATGCTCGGTGTCCTCGTCGTCGTCGTTAATCGCATTGTTGTCATCGTCGGCATGCGTTTCGCTATCTACTTTTACTTCATCGGCCTCGTCGCCAACCATAGTTGCTGTATTTTTAACAAGGTCTTCATCTTCGCCTTCTGCTTCAAAGACAATATCTTCGCCTGTATTAGCATTGGTACCCATTACTTCACCTCGTCCAGTTCAGTAAACGCGTCGGGGTCCACTTGCGCGATAATCTCATGATCCGAGAAGATGCAAAAAATGGCTGAGTTATCAGTGCCCGGTATCTTGCGCTCAAAACGATCACCGCCCCACTTTGGTACACGTACAAGATCACCTGGTTTAGCCCAGACGCCTTCACGCCAGAGTTGGCCACTGTCTCGGTTACGGAATGCAATAGACCCGAGTTGTACAACTTTGCCGAGCTGCGTATTGGCCTTGTTGAAGTCTTTAGTGTCCTGCGGCAGTACAATGCCGCCTTTTGTCTTCTCGACAACGGTGCGCAACTGGACAAGCACACGCGCGCCTAGCGGAAATACGCCTGGTGCCACGGATGGAAATGCGGATGTTAAATCACTTGCCGGAATCATGCTAACTCCCTTCAGAGTTGGTTTGCGTAACTAATTAGTCTTCCTCAGGAACTGACCTCAATAACTGCAGAGCTTCGGCAAGCCCTTGAAGTTGACCCTGTACCTTGGTAAAATCAGACTTCTTTTTGAAATCTTTTTTCTCAAGGGTTTGCCGCTTTTCAGAAATCTGCTCTGTTATAAGCGTTACGTACTGCCCTATAAAACTATCTAAGGACATTTACTTCTTCTTAGCAGGTTTTGATGCTACTGGCTCAACTGGCTCAACTGGCTCAACTGGCTCAACTGGCTCAACTGAACACAAATCACGTACCTCTTGCGCAATGTGGCTAAACAGTTGCTCGAAAAGCTCAACTGCTTCACCCGCAAAATGCAAAACTTCCTCACTTGCATCGGCGTAGATAACTTTGAATTTACTCACAGCACTTGCCTCCTTTTTTAAGGCCTTTAGCTTTAAAAGCTGCGGCAATCAACTTCTTGTCCGCGGCTTCATCATCATGCTTTGGGCTTTTTACGGCACCGCCTTTTGCAAAGTTTTTCATACCTTTTTGATGCTGACCAGACAACTGTTTTGCTAGACTGCTCATGGTAGCTCCTCCTAGACTGCAAGTAACAAAAGAAGTTCTTCCGAGTGTTGGCGGTAGCCTTGTTCGGAAGTTTTCAGTATACCACACTGCGCTACAGAAGTAAACTGTATTTTAAACATGAACTCATTTATAGCATCCCATGGCACCTCAGGCAAAGTTTCCAGTATTGCTAGCTGATCATCGAGCAATCCAGGTACAATGCGTTTTACCTCTATATGCCTAACTTTACTAGACTTGGTGGCTATCTTCTTTTCAAGTATGTTGCGTTTACGTACTAATTTCTTAGTTATAAGTACTGGCTTTGTACCAACTACAATAGCCTCTCTGGCAAATCTTTCTTCATTTGCCTTTGCTTGCAGGTTATAGTAGAACAATCTCCAATAGCCAGACCTGGCAGCATCCTCTACACGGTTAAGCCCCCATGAGTTTCCCCATGAGTTTCCCCATGAGTAGCCCCATGCAGTCACGCAGGTCCCCAAGGATTATCTTGAGTACCAATACCTGTTATCGGGCCGTCATTAACTTCTTTTACATTTACAGGTATTAAAGTCGCGTGTAATGCTCTAACAATAGCCGTTATATCAGCTGTGGTAAGCGTCATAACTGCGCTAACTCTGCTGCATGCGCCACTCATTGATGCTGAATTAGACACAAGGTTTGCATTAGAGCTATGCACGCCTGCACCAACTAGTAAGGAAATTGTTATGGGCGGCCCAACTGAAGCACCATTTGCCTTTATCTGGACATTAAACGTATAATACCCATCAGGGCCTGAGAATGTGAAGCTCGTATCCTCATACGCTATCAGTGTGCCTCCTACTGGGAATTCAGTTATCCAACCCGATATTTCCGTGTTGTTATCTGCAGGAAGTGAAAGACTAGGATAAGCAAAACCAGGCCCACTATCACCAGTGGAGGGAATAAGTCTACCAAGAACACCAGTCTTAGGCGTCCCTAGTACGCGCTTACCAGAAAACGACTGATTCCGGTTACGTAGCATGTTATACTACCGTCCCGCGTTCAAAGAAGTTATTTACATAGTCTGGCGTCGCAAACTCGAGTTCTCCTGCTCCAGCAGGCAAACCAGTAACAGTTAGCCGCCCATTAGAGTCTGTTGTTCCAGAGCCATAAGTTACCGATACCGGTGCAACACCTGTTCCAACACCCTTTCTCCACTCCCAAAGTACAGAAGTATTCGATAGTATTGTTCCTGCATTATTTACTGCAACGTCACTAACGAACGTACCAGACACAAGTTTTGAAACACTGCCTAACAAGGCTGCTGACTGCACAACAAGAGCGCCCGTAGCCGCATGGGTAACAGCACTACCAGAACGTGCGGCGATTCCTGAAAGCGTGGCTGATTGCGCTACTAGTGCGCCTGCTGCAGAATGTGTAACTCCGCCACCGCCAGCTGATACTACTAACCCAAACGTGTTATTCGCACCGAGCGACGAGTACAGGTCCGAAATTTCTGCGTCACTAAGATATTTGTTGAACTGTACAACCCAAACATAGTTGGCAGCAACGCCTCCGTATCCCCCGCTCGACATGCCGCCGATGTACTTAGCTCTGGCTGGAAACGCGCCTATGCCTGCGCCTGTAGACTCTGTTGAACCATCTACAAACGATTTATTTTGTGTTGTTGAATTGAACGCACAGCCGAATAAGTGCGCTCCATTGTTTAGTATAACAGTAGCGCCTTCACATGTAGTGGAATCGTCGCTATATGTAATTATGTTCTTTCCGGTAGCGGACACGCCGGGCGATTCCGGAGCACCTGCTGACTTAATGTCCAGCACACTATTTCTATTTGCTACTGAACTTATATTGTTCACCACCACTAGCGTAGTGCCTATGGCAGGTGAAGCTTCTTTTGTGCGAAAACCTGTAGTTAGCGCCACTCCTTGCGCATTACTGCTGCCGTCAAGTAATGTTGTAAAGTGTCGTCCGTAAGTTCCAGTTCCTTTCGTAACATTAGCATGAGGGGTGCAAGTATCTCCCTTCAAATCTTTAATAGTGTTATCGTCATCTACACAGATTAATGCCACAAGTACTGAGTAGAGTGGGTGGCTTGTATTGAGCGCAAGTGCCATTTTTATTCCTTATAGAGCCAAATTTTTGAGTTTGAATGCGCCGAATCGATTCGCCCTCCACCTACTAGGAATACAAACGCTCCAAACCCCTGAATGCTAGCTACAGCGGTATTGGCACTGCTAAACGGTATTGTTCCTTTATCATACCAGGTGGCTGTTTGATGGTCTAACGTGTATGCATTTCCTCCACTGATGAATAACCATGATTTTTTGGCTCCAGTAGGATCAGCAACCATTGTGTGCCCTAGCTGTGATCCGATGCCTGTCAGCGATGCTGGCAAGGTATTAGCCATCTGGGAGACGGTACCTGCTGCAGTCAGTTTATAAAACGTCGATGACGAGTAACCAGCACCAAAAACAAGATAGTCATTACAGTGATGAACTATTGGATAGGCCGTAATACCACTATAGGTACCTATGGTGTTTAACGTATCAGTGGCAATATCGTATCTGCCCACTACACCTGTTGATGACACAAAGATGATAGACCCAGAAGCCCCCATTTCAGGAAAGCATTCCAGTGCATACGCACCAAAAGCTCCAAGTGTGGCTAAGTCTTTCTTAACAACACTTACACGTGTTGAAATCGTAGTCTCAAATAACCATGTCGACCCAAACGGTTGACGATATATCTTTCCATTTATAGCTACTGATGGATTAGCATCATAGATATGCGCTGTGTTTGCCGCGTAAGGGTTCCATACAGAAGAAAACAGTCCAGTGGCCAAATCAAAAAACACAATCTTAGCATGAAGGCCGGCGGGTACATCGCTGGAGAATCCCTGTGCAGTTCCTGCTAGCATCACCTGTTTTGATACCGGATCAAAACTAGCCTTCCCAGGCCAGTTGGTCATGTAGTAATTACCGGTGGACTCTAGCCAGGCTGTTAGACCATCTGGGCCGGTGTCTGTAATAGGCACTACATTAGTTGATGACGTCCAGTTCAACCACGTTGCAGCAGGCATAGCAGTTAAGGCTTCACTCAGTGCCCCGAGTCTACGCCGACCAGCCTCAATATACCCGCCTGATGGGCAACTGTATGAGAAAGAGACCGGACTTACCATTATAGAGGCGCAATATACGTCAGTGTTGAACAGGAAACCGTGTCGCCTGCATTGATCGTTAAACCGTTACTCAGGTTAATATCCGATCCAGACGCGGCTACGGCACAGTGAACAACAACTGTACCACCAGAAGTTTCAAGCGTCGCAAAAGCAACCGCTGCCGCATTTCCAGCGGCACTAGTATCACTCGTTATTGCATTAGCCGTAATAACACCTGCAGTTGATGACCCAAATGGAGTAGCACTAAGGGTAAGCGTGGCTGCAGCTGCGGTAGGTGAGTCTGCTGTGCTCCCGGCAATGCGAAGTTTCAGTTTCGGGCTTGCGCCTAGCGTCGATGTGACAAGATTTGCAATCGTGTTACGAAAGGCTGTTGGGTGAGTTGTTGACATTGGTTAAGTCCTTTTCTTCGTTAATAGGCGTACATACGAGTTGTACCGTTTCTTTCTTGCCAGTCTTAGCACGAATGATGGTTAACGTCATCGACACAGTGGACTCACTTGCCTTCAACTTATTAGGCTCTTGTTCGCTCATCTTAGTCTTTCGTTTCCGTTGTAGCACTTGGTATAGTCGTCGTTAAGTTCATCGGCGTCTTTGGTAAGTTGCCGAAGATTTCCTGCAATCTCGTCTGGAAGCTGTACTTCCGTGGTGGTAGCAATACCAATGGCGTCATCTTTGGCTTTTCCGGAGATTCCACTACCTGCCCAACATCCTGCGTCTTTGGTGGCGCGGAAACGCAAGCTGAGACCAGAATACTTGCGCTCAAGATTACCAGTAACTGTGCGATTGTCTTCACGTTCCTTCTCCAGTGTTGATTTAATCCGATCACGTTCTTCGGCTAGGCTAATATTCTCGGCATTTTTCTTTGCTAAGATTCCAGCAGCAACAGTCTTATTGTCCAATAGTTGCTTGTTTATACGATCAAATTCTACTTGATCTTCAACCTTTTGAGAGTTAACACCGACGGTATGACCTCCGCCAAACCCTGCCGCAAAAATTGCTAGGGCAATGACTACGTAGACTAATATTGGCATGATAGCTCCTGTTTCTAATATTATACTGCAGTGCTTTACTTTGGTGTATCCCTATAGCCCGGCATTTTCTTGCCAATGCAATCGTCTAAACTTTTGCAACCTCTCACACAATCGTATGGCCTACGCGCGGGTTTATCACCTCTTGGCACGTAACCTAGGCTGCACCTAGGTTGCTCAGGGCGTGATGGAGGTTGACTTGTTTTCTGCATAGATTTTAAATACCCAGCCGGCGAAGAACGTAGCAGGGGCCTGTGCCGCTGCAATTATAGCGGCAGTCTCCAATCCAGTTAGCTTGCTTGAAGCTGCAAACAGCATGCCCCACCTCGCTACGTCCATCAGCATATACATTGCCAGTGCCATCAGTATCGTTGCTCTGATATGGTGCCTCTCGAGGTACTCCTCTAGCTTCTGGCTCGTCATACATAGATTCCTCTACGGGTAGAATACTCGGCGGCCAGACTTTGGCGATTTTGTAGTCCAATGTGACCAATGCAGTGTAGAGTCTGGGTGCTCAATATAGATCCCACAAGACACAAGTCTATCAAGATTAAGCAGACACCACTTGTCGATTTCGCCGTCAGGGTCATAACGATCAACCGCTAATCCTTCTTTATGGCTAGACTGTGGCGCGCCTTGTGGGCAGTTCTGTGGGCGGAATCCGCCGAATGTTGCGCCACTTATACCATTGCCTGTTGCTGGGTTATCCGGAAACTTAATTCCATCTGCCTTCGCCAGTGTCTCTAGTCTGCTGCAAGAAACTAACAAGCTCGCTGCATTAGCCTGCCGCTCAAGTGTCCAATCAGGCGAATTAATGTGTGGCCCAACATATTGCGTCAGAGTAATCATTGAACTTGATCCTTTCTCTTATACACTTCGTCTTCAATTCTACGCCGCTCTTGAAGCAGGTCAACATCACGCCGCAGCGTACCAATAGAACTTCTGGCATAGTCGCCTAACACTACTACAGACTGCTTAATACTGACGTCCTCATCAATATGGCTTTTAACAACCAGCGCAGTGGCACCTTGTAATACTATTAAGGCACCTGCAAAAACACGCCAACCAAACTTAATAGACCCAGTACGAACTTTATCTTCTACCTCATGCAATTCATACTTACCGTTCAGTTCCTTTAGACCTTGCTTTATCTCCTGTGTGTCTAGCGTATTAGCCTCAAGTGACTCGCTTATCTTCAAAAGTATAAGCAACATTGCTTTATCTTTTGGCGCGTCAGTTTTCAGTATCAGTTCCCGAATATCCGTATGCGTTCTATCATGTGCCCTACGGTCTTCGTTCTGCTCGTCAGTCATGCCATTACCCTAACGTAGATACAGCACCAATTGGCCGCCCGGTAGCGTCATGCTCAAGCGTTGTACGTCTGGGCTGCCCAATAGTTTGTATTGTAGCTTGTAGACCTTGCATAACAGAGGCGAGCGCATCATTAGTCTTTGACTGGCTTATTTGGTCCAATAAACCTTGCATTTTTTCAATATGTGGCGTAAGATCAGCTTGTGGCACTTGTGTTTGCATGCTCGCAAAACCTTCTTTCAAAGCTAATTGTAGTTTTGTTTCGTTGTCGTCACGGTTCTTTAAAAGCTCAGTGATCTGCCTCTGGGAGTTATCTGCTCTGTTATTGATAAGGTCAACTTGCGCGGTAAGCTGATTATTTTGTGCTTCTATAACCAAGCGTTGTTTTTCAATCATTTGGTCAAATTGTTGCTGCATAGCATCAAGTATACTTTGTTGACTATCAACCTTTTGTTGATTAGCCACTTCTTCACGCTTAAGTCCAATACTCGCCTCGTCATACTTTTGCTTGCGCTCAGTGTCCATTTTTGCGATGTCGATCGTTGCTTGTATCTCAGGTGGCATTTGCTGAGGCGGCATTTTTGTTTGTATTTGCTTTTGTAGTTCCACAATACGTTGAACAAACGGCGATAGCGATTGCATTAACTGTGGTGCCGTTTGTTCTATGGCTACTGCCATTGCTTGATCTGGGGCTATTTGGCCGCCGCTTTGCTGTACCATAGCCTGCGCTGTATGACTAATAGCAATATTCTGGTACATCATCAAATGTTCTTGTGCATGACCTAAAATAGTCATGCACGGTTGGCCTTGCACTAACGGGTTTTGTGAGATTAATGGGCTAGACAGGTAAAGTAAGTGCGCTCTGAGGTGCACAAGATGATCTTGTTGTGGATCAGCTCTTAGCTGAGCGCCCTTGAATGCGGCAATCATCTCAGCTACTGGATCAGCAGTAACGGGCTTTGGCGGAAGCGGCAGGATTTCGTCAATGTTGTCAATGCGCATCTGCTTGAGAACACGCCGACGAATTGCTACTTTATTCCATTGTATGCTTGGATCGCCTACATCTTGCAACTGCATTTGTTGCAAGGATTGATTTTGTGCGTAGCGCTGGGCCTCTGAGAAAATCGCTGGGTCAGACACTGGAATGACGTCAAGTGAACCGATGAAGTCCTGACGACTTATTACCAGTTTACCTAGGTCCTCTATTTCTTCATGCTCATTCAGCCATGTCTTATTAATACGACATAGAATCTGTAGAGCACGCTTTTGACTCTCGTGTAAACGAGCATGGATGGCGGAGTAGATCATACTACCCTGCTCAATCATTGCTTGTGTAGTACCTACTGGAGTTCGGTCGCCTGCGTTGGCAATAGCCGCATCTGCTGTACGCACAACATTTTTGGTGGCATCGGTAAGCCAACCAAGTAGCTGGAACAGAATTGGCGACGGCTGATTGTACGGCATTGGCATCATCAGTTTGCGAATGTCGTCCACGCCGGGCGGAGCATCTACCTCAGTAATGCCTGTTATACCTACAGTAACATTTTGGCCTGGAGTACGTGTGCCCTTTAGCTTTACTAGCGCTGCAGAATTATTGATATGTGCTGAGTCAAGCAACGCTCGTAATGAACCCGTTGCAGCGGCAGACAGCCCACCAATTAACTGCGGGAATCCAATGGCGTATGCACCGCGCCAGGGTATGAACTTCCACTCTACAATCCAGTCAAGCTTGATACACAACTCGTCATCTTCTTCCCAGTTACGGTAGATGGCAAGTACGCGTTCTGAATGCGCGTCTGTAGTAACAATGTAAGGAACTGGCTCATCAAGCATGCCAAGTGTTTCTTCATCGAATAGCTGCCAGCAGTAGGTTTCGTATACATCACGTAGCCCATCTTCATTGTAGGCATCCTCTTCTTTGCCTTCAATTTTGTCATTCGCCTCTGCTGATGCTGAGCGCTCTGGCAATGATCCAGGTACTGTAGTTGCTTCTGTAACGTCACGGTACAACCCGGACTTCACGCGTTTTTCGTACTCTGCTTGCGTAATGTGTTGAACATGCGTTACACGCTCAGCGGTGTAGAATGATGCTGCGGCGAAGGGTATAAGAATGTCATCAATAGGCACAAACTCACTAACAGGTCGTTTGAACCTATCATCATGATAAAACTTTTGGAATTGTGAGCCGCCAAGTGGGAGTTGTGTAAGTAACTGTTCAAGTTCTGACCTATACTCTTGCATCTGAGTGGTCAACTGCCAGTTCATGTACGTACGTTTACGCTCGGCTCTATCTAGTTGTTGCTCATTCAGATTGCCGACTGTACTTGTCTTAACTGGACCTTGCGGTGGAAACAACTCTTTGATGGCGCGTGCTTCGAATTCGACACATGCTTCTGCTAGCGCAGGGTGAACTACCTCTGACGCGCCTACGAAGTCTGCACCGCCAGGCGCGTCGTCACCTAGGCCGGTTCTGCGTAGGCCATCTTGGTATTGTTTGTCACGCTTAGAACGTGCTTGGCGATCGCGCTCGATGGACTCGCACAGCTCTTTGCCCAGGTCAAGTAAGGCTGCCCCACTAACAAACGTAGAAAGATTTTCTTGGAATTCGCCTGTTGACTGCGGAGTCAACTCATCATCAGGGACATCTACACTGCCGTCCTCATTAATGACTAGATCGTCCTGCGGGATGTCTTGGTCAGTTACCGGGTCCATAAATGTAGAATCCTCTGAATGTGTCTATTATACGGCAGTTTTCGACAAAGTACAATCATTTATATCC